GTAGTATTTGGCTTCTTGGTATAACAGCCGTTACTTTTGCTGGGTGCCGCAGTCGTAGCAGCACCGCTTTGTTATCAACGATTTGCATTGAGGTAGTTCCTACTAAAGGGCTGTTAAAATAGATTCACGTTCTTTTTTAGAGCCTTGGGATGTAACTAGAGTGGCTACATCAGTATGGTATCCTGCTTTATATCCGCTACTACGCCACATACGTTTGCCTCTAAGTATTAATGCCCAAAAGGAAGCCTCTTCGTCTACTTGTATACTCCTACGTAGGTTGTATTCCGAGTAGGCTAACGTACCTACGTTTACCCGCCCCCCAAATAAATTAAATGCGTCCATAGAGTTAACGGTAGTACCTCCATGAGGAGTGTATGCTCCTGACGTAAGGCATGGCCCTAAAAATACAGGTAAGTTTAATTCTCTAGCGTAGGCGGCACATTGTTCAAAATGGGCTGCTAAGTTAGTAACATTAAGCCCTCGTTTGTGCTCAAGACTTAAACGAGGTTTACACTCTATGCCAAACTGAAATGACGCTCCTCCTACTAATCTATTTAATGGGGCAGTCATTAGGAAGTCAATTCTTTTGCCGTTAGGTAGTTTATATTGTTCTTCACATCCCCAACCAACATTTAACGCGAGTTGCTGTATTACTTTTGACGCATCTTTTTCTGTAGCGATATCTTCCGGTACGGGCAGTGCCTTTTTATACCATCCAGTACGCTCATCAATTTCAATCTCCATTCCTTTTCTCTCTTTCTTAGTTCGCAACGTATAAACGTGTTAGCCCTGCTTCGCCTACAGATAGGGCTAGGTCTGCATGAACACAGTTAACTATGTAAGGCTAGCTCGATTTTTGTAGGGTATGTAATTATTTAGAGAGAACCCTAAACCCCTACGTTTTTTAAAGACGCATCAAGTTAAGCGTCTACGAAGTTACTTCTTCTTCTTCGCGTAGTTACGACTACGGTTCTTTGCTTTACTCTCAATCGTCACGCCGTCCTTATTTTTGCCACCCTTACTCAGTGCTTTTTTGTGACTGACATCCTTCCCCTCTCGCTTGTCGGCCTTGCCGTTCTTGTTCTTATCACCCCCGTTTTTCTTTGCCTCAGCATCCATCTTCTGCCTAGCGCGTTGGCGTTCCATCCTTGCTGTAAACTCTTTACTACCTACTGGCTTGTTCGTTTGTTTCTTTCGGTCTTCTTTGTTTTTATATGGCATTAGTTTCTCCCTCCTTATCTTTGGAAGTGGGTTGATGGGGCCACTTAAATTCTGGAGGTCGCCTCCTGAATGGTTCTTTTGATATATACATGTTAGCTTGCGTCCTCTTCGCCCAACGCCACCCAGCTTCTTCCGCATCTACTTCACGCTTGTAGTATCCGTCTATCAGGGCATCGTTATTTACTTGCCGTACTACGTAAACCATTAGTTTCTCCCGTTATGTTCGCATTCAAGTACTACACAGTGTGCCCGACATAACCCTGATGGGTTAGGGTTCCAGACATCTTTGTCAAACGCCGTCTCCATCTTCGCGTATCCCCCTAACCACTTCTCCCATAGGTGTCCTTGGTCAAGGTTCACGTAACTATCTTTTACTAATTCATTAGAGACTACAAACAATAGCCCCCCACGAACGGTCTTAATCTTGGGAAAGAACTTAAAGGTGGCTAAAGCCATCAACTCAAGCTGCCCTTTATCAGCATACCTAGCACTCTTCCCTGTCTTGTAGTCAATGACCCATGCAAGGTCTTCTTCTTCGTCAATGATTATTAGGTCAGCAATTCCCCGCCACCACACAGCATCTGCAGAGAAGTCGCAGGGTTCTAGGTTCTCGGTCAAACCCATTTTGAACTCGCATAACTTATCCCCCTGCTTGGCGTTGAGGTTATCCAATACCTCTTTTGCGTAGGCAAACTGGGGTGGCATAGGGGTCTCATCCCGTATGTACTCTTCCGCCGCTTCGTGGAACGCGGTGCCATAGAGCATCGCTGTTGTCTCACTTTCTTTGTATGTCTTAAGAACCTTAAGGTGTTGGAACTGCCTAGCGCACTGTTCAAACGACTTTATTTTACTGAACGACCACGGGGCTATACTCATTCTTCTCCATCCCTCCCAGTTACAAACTCATAAGCGTCTGTCAGTGTTTGAATTACATCTGGTAACTCGTCTACATCAAACGTCACAGTGTCAACTCGCGGGGGGTTATCCCCGTAATCACACTGGGTAATCACTACTATTATTTTGTTCCGTACCTTAAGCACCCCCACATCACTAGTAGTCATAACTTCTTCATCTAGTGGGGGTAACCTAACAGTACTTACAAGCCTACGTTCCGCGTACTCCGCTTTACGTTTTAAGAAGTCGATAACCTCTGCCTTAGCACGGTCAACTGGACGCTTCTGACTCATTTGCAGTCTCCATAAGATAACCCTATACCTGATTCACAGTCGATAGGTAAGCCTTCAGCCCATACAGGTAACCAGCGCATACACTCCTCCATGTATGCACGAGCTTCCTCTCCCTGTTCCGCCGGAACGCAACACGCAACAGAGTCATGTACTGTTAACACCACCTTATACCGATCACTAATTTTTAGCATCTGCTCCGCGATAATACACCGGGCGATAGCTTGGCACACATTCTCTATCAGCTTGCCACCGTAGATCCTTGTTCGGCCTTTACGTGTTTTATAGGTGTACTCGGGGCGCTCACCCTCATCCTCAGCGGGGGTACACGTTAGATCGTCATACCTCATAAGCAAACCAGAGGGTAACTCGATAGCAGATAGCTCAGGACGTACCTTCAGTACACCCTCTCGCCCTAGTGTAGTGAGGTTACCGTCTGTTAGGTTCTCAATAGTAAAGGCCGCATCGTTCCATAAACGCACTATGTGGTGATACGTATCACGGTAGACGCTAATAACTCTACGGGCTTCCTTAATATCCATCTCAAAATCGAAAGTCTTAAGCTGCTCCACGAACCGGACAGCCCCCATGCCATAACCTGCCCCCAGTATCGTAGTCTTACCGACAAACCGTTGGGGTTTTGTTACTGCATCTTCATCCTGACCGCCGTAGATTATAACTGCCATCTTCTTATAGACATCCTTACCATCGGCAAACGCTTGGACTAAGTCATCCTGCCCTGCCAACCACGCAAGTACCCTCGCCTCAATCTGACTAGAGTCGCAATCTATCACTACATACCCACGTGGGGCGACCATACTACGCTTTAACTTCTTACCATTTGCCCCCCGGCTAGGTAAGTTTTGTAGGTTGATCTTGTCATCGCCTCCGAACCTACCCGTGTGGGCAGCGTAGTATTTTATAGGTACAGGGAGCCACGGCTTACCCTGCTCCCCCCGTCCCGCGATATCAATAAACCTCTGAGTACGTGTCTCTTCAAGCGTAGACTTGTTACCTAGTCGTGCATGAGCAAGCATATGCACCATGATGTTTTCATGATCCAGTAGGTCTATAAACCCCTGATCTGTTTTAGCAAACGCAAACGTCTTTTTCCCCGTTGTCGGACTCACCTTCGTCGGAGGCTTAACCCCTAGACCTTCAAGTAACGCAGCGAACTTATCCCCAGACATAAGATCTTTCTTGGTGACCCCAGAATCTAGGATTAGCTGCTCTTTAAGGTTTCTGGTGTCCGCAATATGCTCTTCCAACAGTGACACATCTAGCTCAAGTATGGGTTCGATGAACATCCGTAGGGTCAGGTCTATAATCTTTAGTTCAGTACGAGGAAACGTGTTTGCCATAAGTCCGAACAGTTCATACGTTAACTCAACATCATTGATGCAATAGTCGCCGTACAGGTCTAACGCTTCCTCAGTAAAATCACAACGATGTACCCCTATAGCATCGGCAACTGCTGTTCCTTTCGCTCCAATGTTGTATCGAGTAGCGAGTGCCTTAAGACTGCCTCCAACTTCCACGCCGTGTAAAGCCCTAGCAATACAAAGAGTGTCGAAGTAAACGTGAGGACGAATATCATAAATCCAATTGAGTATAGCACCGTCAAACATAGTGTTATGGCATAGTAGAGAACTCTCTTCCCAAGCGAAACCATCTAGGTATTCCTTCATCTGTTCGTGAGTGCCACTCGCCCACTCGGTTGGGCCATTGTTTACCTTGACCCCTACACCGATAACCTCAAACTCTAATGACCGAACGTATTCCTCAACTGTTAACTTTCGTAGTGAGAACTTACTATCGTAGTAAGTCTCAAAGTCTACTGTGATTATGTCGATGTGCTTATCTCCCCACCACATGCGAGGTACCCACAAGCGTCTATCCAGTTGTCCCTGTTGCCCGGATTCTCATCGAGCCTTGCGATCTTCAGCATGGTCATCATTATGGCAACGTCCTTGGAGCTTATGTCCCTGTTAAGGTACACGCCCCAGTAAGCAGCGATCCTG